ATCTTCCAAGATTTTGACTACGCATTCCTAGGCGACATACATCGCACTAACCAAATATTAGATAACGATGGACGAGTTAGATATTGCGGCTCCACGGTACAACAGAACTTTGCTGAGTCGAACGACAAAGGATTTTTGTTATGGGATATTGAAGACAAGGAGAACTTTAAAGTAAAGCACTATGGATTTAAAAATCCAAAACCCTTTATTACCATAGAGCTTGATAGCAAGGGAAAGATATCGAATGACTTGACAGTACCGGCGGACGCCAGAATTAGACTTATAGCAGGATATAGCTTGACCCTGGAAAAGATGCGCAGAGCTATCGATGTTTGTAAGACTAGATTCAAGCCGGAATCTGTTACCTTTGTAAACAGAGGAGATCTAGACCCAACAGCAGAAGAGGTGACTGACCACATTGTACATGAAGACTTGCGAGATATAACTGTACAAGAAGAAATTATGGAGGAGTTTCTTAAAGACTATCAAGTCGAACCAGAAACCCTAGAAGAGATATTTTCTTTAAACAGAAAATATAATATTGTTGCCGAGCAAACCGAAGAAGTAGCACGCAATGTAAAGTGGAAGTTGAAAAGATTCAAATGGGACAACCTATTTAATTACGGCGCCAAAAATGAAATTAACTTTTCTAAACTGCGCGGACTAGTAGGAATCTTTGGTAAGAATTATTCGGGCAAGTCCAGCATTGTAGATGGTCTTCTGTATACGGTATTTAATAATACTGCCAAAAACAGCCGAAAAAATCTAAACGTGGTAAACCAAAACGAGGACTCCTGCTTTGGAAAGGTAGAGATTGACATTGGCAAGGATACTTATACGGTTACCAGAGAGTCAGAGAAGTATACAAAAAGATTAAAAGGCAAGCAGACAATCGAAGCCAAAACAGATGTTGGCTTTTCTCGTAAGAATAGAACTACTCGCGAAGTTGTTGAAATGAACGGGATTGACAGAAACGAAACTGACCAGAATATTCGGAGGGTGTTTGGTAGTATAGACGATTTCTTGTTAACATCGTTAGCCTCTCAGTTAGGATCATTATCTTTTATCGGAGAGGGGTCGACTAAAAGAAAAGAGATTTTAGCTAAATTTTTGGACTTGGATATATTTGATCAAAAGTTTAAGCTGGCCAAAGAAGACTCTGCGGACACCAAGGGGGCCTTGAACAAGCTTAAAGACCATGACTTCGCTAGTGAAATAGCGGAAGCGACTTCTAATCTCGCTTATAGTGAAGTGGAGACAGACAGAAAGAAAGAACAGATAAGCTCTTTAAAAGAGCGTATGGCGTTTCTAAAGAACAACCTTGATGAGGTTCACAAAAAGCTAAGCTCTTCTCCGCAAGAGTTTCTAGACATTAAGCTAATCGCGACGGAATTAAAAAAGGTTGAGAAAGAGATTGATACTATCAAGGCAAAGAATGCCACTATAGCGGGCAATATTTCTGAAAATGAGGAAGTCTTATTAAAGATTGAAGAAGGGCTTAGTGAGATAGATGTATCGGATTATGAAGACAAACTTGGACACATAGATGAGAAACTAAAGGTCTTATCTTCTTTAGAAAAAGAAATCGAGCTAATAGAACAGAGACATTCGGTAGCAGCGAACAAGGTAAAGCTTTTGGCGGAGGTTCCCTGTGGATCGGAGTATTCACATTGTAAGTTTATCAAAGATGCTTATAAAGCTGAAAGCACCTTAAAAGAAGCCAAGATTGAACTAGAAGATCTGGCGATTTCTAAACGAGATGCGGAGAAAGAGATTAGCCAGTTGGAGCCGGACGTCGTTAAATCATACTTAAAAACGTATGATGACTTGGTGAAAAAAAGAAGAGCGCTGACCAATGACGTTAGTGACAGTAAGCTGGTCCTGGAAAAAAATAGATCTGAGCTACTGGTCTTGATGAGAAACCACAATGATCTACAAGATAAGAAAAAACAGTACGAAGATAACGAGCAGGCGATAAAGAACCTGGAAAAAGCTATGAAGAAGAAGCAGGCTCTTGAAGACGATATCCACGATACGGAAGGAGAGTTAACTGCTGCCCATGATGAGCTTCTGTTGCTTTTTAAGAGCCACGGCTCTATTGAGCAAGAGGTCAAAAACCTGGAAGAAAGGCAGGAAGAACTCGAAGTTTTACGAAAAGAGTACACTTCATATGAGCTATACTTAAAGTGCATGCATAGCAACGGAATATCTTATGATATTATTAAGAAAAGATTGCCGATCATTAATGAAGAGATATCAAAGATTTTGGCAAATATTGTTAACTTTGAAGTATTTTTTGAAGAGGATGGTAGAAAATTAGATATTATGATTAAGCATCCAAAATTCGAACCCCGACCTATTGAGATGGGATCGGGAGCGGAGAAGACAATCGCATCTATGGCGATTAGACTGGCGCTAATTAAAATCAGCACTTTACCGACTGGAGATGTATTTATTCTCGATGAGCCTGCCACATCTTTAGACGAGGAGCATATGGAAGGATTTGTTAGATTATTGGAAATGATCAAATCTGAATTTAAGACTGTGCTTTTGATTTCACATTTGGACACCTTAAAGGACGTTGTTGATAAGCAGATCATCATTGAGAAAGACGCTAATGGATATGCGCACGCAAACTTTTAGGAGTAATATATGAGTTTTTTTAAACCTTTTTATGATCGAATGAGAGCAATTTGTACCCGAATCAAGATAGTGGGAGCCAAGTTAGTTTACGGCTTTGCGCTGCGTCACTGGGTCCTGTGGAGCAGAATTTATAGGCTTATATATCATAGTAAGTACCGAGGGGTTGTTCTTGATAAGGATCTACCGCTGACGAGAGTGAAGCACACTCTCAATATGTTAGAATGGAAGCCAGATGGCCTTAGAGAACTTTTCGATGTATGCGGCACTCCTAACTATGTCCAGCATATAGTCAATGTATCCAGAGATGAAGTTTATAGACAAGGGCCTCGTATAAAAATTAGATCGGGACAGCCGGACCTTCCGTTGGATTGCGATGAGTTTGCTGTTTGGGCTGCCAATGTTTTAGAAAGAAACTTTTATCCTCGGCTTTTCATTTTTTCTTGGATAACCCAAAGTGGAGAATTAGTTAGCCACGTAATGTGTCTTTGCAGGCAAGAGGATGGCAGATTGTTTCATATAGGTAATTGGGGCATTTCCGCACCCTTCCAAGACCTTAGAGCAATGTGCCTTGACATAATGAGCAAAACTCGCGCCTCTGAATCAATAGGCTGGGCTATTTTAGATAAGGATCTTAGGCTACTAAAGTGGGGCAAAGAGCTACCTAGTGGCAGTGTCAACTAGTTATTACAAGGAGAGTTGAAAAATGAGTGAGCATACAAAAGAAATTTTAGATAAGATAGTCGGCAGACTAGTAAGTAGAAAGCTGCTGGTTTGGGGCACAGCTACCGCATTGGCTATTGTGGGAAGTGTGACATCTGAAGACTGGGTAGCTGTATCTCTGGTTTATATAGGGTCGCAAGCAGCAGTTGATCTTGCCACTGTTTGGAGACACGGCAAATGACATGGCTTGTGTTTAAGCACTCTTTGAAGAGGGCGTGGCTCTGGACTAAGGTCTATTGGTATATTCCTGCTGTAATAGCATACACCGTAGTGATGCTTTTTGTTTTTAGAAGAAACAGCGAGCAGGCGGGCAAAGTCCTTGGTGCGACTATAGATAGCTATGAAAAGCAATTGGCAATATTAAATAAGAGCCACCAAGACGAGATAAACAAAAGAGAGGAAATCTTAGCCAATTACCAGAAGGTAGTAGCAGAGATAGAGAGCAAGTATGCGGAAGAGGAGAAGCAAATTACTGAGTCGAAAAAGAAATCTGTTAAAAAAATAGTCGAAAAATACCATAATGATACTGATGGTCTTGCGAAAGAAATAAGTGAAAAATTCGGGATTACCTATGTACCATAAAATAAAATTTAAATTTACTTGCTTGATTTCATGCTTTATACTTTTGTCCACTCCGGCTGTAGGTGTGGCCGCAGAAGGACGAGTTGCAAGCCTGACAGAGGGCGAAAGCGCGCCTTTTACCGGAGTGTTGTTTGATGAAACGTTTGCCGCTAGATTAATAGCAGAAGAGGAACATAAACAAATTGAATGTGATCTTAAAATTAAATTCGAAATTGAGAAAATGGAAGCAAAGCATGCTTTGGAAATGGGAAATGTTCAAGCTACGCTTGACTCGCTTAGGTCGCAGCATAGTGCGCTTATTGACATTAAAGAGCAAGAAGTAAAGAGATTGCATGCTCTTGCTTTGAAAAATCCAAACGACAACGCAAACTGGTGGTTTGGTGGAGGAGTTGCTGTTGGTATTATTACTTCTATTGTTATTTTTTATGCTGCTGTTGAGGTCCAGAGGTGAGTGACGATCTGGACTACATAGTTAGACTTGAAAAGGCTATAAGAATAAAGTATGGCGACAGCGCGATTAAGAACCCTAAGTCAGATTGGGATGAGAACAAAGAGAAAGAGTATTTACAACAACTTAAGACTCTTACGGCCAAGCAAAACAAAATTCAAGAAAAGAGAGATAAGGTTGAGCTTGACGGGTTTTTTGTTTCTAAAAAACTACTTACTAGAGACGCACAAAGAAATTGTCCAGTTTGCGAGAAATATTCATTTAAAATTAAAGACGACCTTTACATGGCAAAATATGATTGTTGCCATGGTTGTTTTATAGAGTACATAGAAGATAGAGAAGAAAGATGGATAGCAGGCTGGAGACCAGAGAAAATTCAAGGAGATGATTAGATGTCGCAACAAGCATTAGATGTAGTTAGAGGGATCGCACAAGCAGCAGCGAATGCCTACGATGGAGCCTTTGATAATAACGGAGATCCAATCAAAGTTGGTATGAAGAGAGAGGAGGGACATCCTGTCCTAAACTCTAGAAACATGGATGGGTTTAAAGTAAAAATAAGCGGCAACCATCTCATGGTGAACTACCAAGCAGAGATCAAGCTCAAGGATGTACACAATACAAAATTCGAATCGGAACTAGAGCAAACTATCGCAGATATTGCAAGTTGGCTAAAGAAAGAATATAAGAAAATAACAGGCAACGCCCTGACACTTACTGACGCTGGCGAAGTCGACGCTATTGTGCAGAGTACGTCCAAGGTTAGAGTGTTTGTAAATGCCTCTAAGAAATTTAAGATTGGAGGCTTAGAGGGAGTAGAAGACAAGCTCCAGCCAAGCGAAGATTCTGTACAAAAGAACTTCAAGGACTTTTTGGAACAAGGTGGGTTGGGCTCAAGAGACGCTAAAAACGTTACAAATTAAGAGTTCAAGATGTCACACGAGTTAACAAAGAAAGAAATAGTCGCTGAAATAGTAAAGGCCGGGAAAGACCCGGCCTATTTCATTAATAACTATGCGAAAATTTCTCATCCTATGAAGGGGTTAATTCCTTTTAAAGTGTTTGATTATCAAGAGGAGTTGCTTACAAACTTCAATGATCATCGATTTAATGTAATATTGAAGGCAAGACAGTTGGGGATCTCCACTGTAACGGCAGCCTATATTGTATGGCTGATGATGTTCCACAAAGATAAGAACATTCTTGTTATCGCAACAAAGTTCGGAACAGCAGCGAACTTAGTAAAGAAGGTTAAACATATGATTAGAAACCTTCCTTCTTGGATTATGATAACCGACATCTCTGTTGACAATCGGACATCGTTTGAACTGTCGAATGGGTCACAGATTAAAGCGTCCTCGACGAGCGGCGACGCCGGTAGGTCCGAGGCGCTCTCACTCTTGGTTATTGACGAGGCGGCTCATGTAGAGGGCTTGGAAGAGCTTTGGACTGGTCTTTATCCGACGCTATCAACCGGAGGTCGCTGTATTGCGTTATCCACTCCCAACGGCGTTGGCAATTGGTTTCATCAAACCTTTACAGGGGCGGCAGAAAAAACTAATAAATTCTATCCAACGACGCTTCCTTGGGATGTACATCCGGACAGAGATCAAAATTGGTTTGTGGAGGAAACAAAAAATATGTCTCCTCGCCAAATAGCGCAGGAGCTACTTTGTAACTTCAACATGTCTGGCGAGACTGTTTTTAATCCGGAAGATCTACAGTTGATTGAGAGCGGAGTGAGTGAACCAAAGTACAGGACTGGATTTGATAGAAATATTTGGATCTGGAAGGAATACGACCCACAGCAAACGTACATGATCTCTGCTGACGTCGCGAGAGGCGATGGTAAAGACTATTCAACTTTCCATATCTTTAACACTGAGACAATGGAGTTGGTCGCTGAATATCGTGGAAAGTCTACCCCCGATATATTTGCTAATGTATTGTTTAATATTGGAAGAGAATATGGAGATTGTCTTTTAGCTGTTGAGAACAACTCTGTTGGGTGGACTGTTATAACTAAGCTGGAGGAATTACAGTATCCGAATCTTTACTACGCCAGAAAAACTAGTCATGAATATGTCGACGCTTTGGTTGCAGAATCCTCTAGGAATACAAT